ACAAATACTTCTGGCAACTGTCAAGTAATTTTTGGTTCAGGCAACAATTATTATTGCCTAGTCAGCCCTACAGGCAGCAGTGCAACTAACACTGTTGCTTCATCAACAGATGGAATTACTTGGGTAACGCGTTCATCTGCAAATGGGTCAAATTCCCTAAGCGGGATTGCTTACGGAAACAATACCTATGTGGCAGTAGGCGCTGCGGGGCAGATTGTAACTTCAACTGATTCTATTACTTGGTCATCGCGCACATCGGGAACTACGCAATCACTTTATCAAGTTGCGCACAATGGAACGCGTTTTGTTGCTTTTGGAGATGCAAGTGATTATGTTGATAGGTCTGTAGGAAGCAATTATGTTTATTCGACAGACGGAGTAACTTGGACTGCGGGAAATATATCTTTCTCTCCTAACTGGACTAGATACGCTGGAAGAGGACAAGTAGGCGCAATTCCAGAAATTATCAGCATTGGCGGTACTTTCTTTTGCACTATGGATAATCAACTTGCGGGGCTTGCTATTTCACCCGACGGAATCAACTGGGGAATTATTCCGTACGCGTCTATTGCAAGTTACGCGCACGCATTATCAGCGGGTGTTGTGCAAACAGGAAGTACTATAGCAGGTATAAATAGTTACCAAGCGTACACTATGCAAAACTCTAACGGAACGCTTGTGCAGACTACTTATACAACTAACGCAAATCGCCTTTTATGGCCAGCACCATTTTCTTACACAATTTACGCAGCAACCAATACGGCAACTAACTAAAGGAATAAAAATGGAAGAAGGCGCTCCAAAAGTTAATATAGTAATTTGCACTCCCGGCTTTAACCTAACAGCTGAATATGTCAAATCACTATTGGTGGCAGGTGCAGAGTTAAATAACAGGGGAATCAGTTGGAGTTTTGCCAACGGGTATTCTTCCCATGTGGGAGACGCGCGCGAAATTACATTAAACGGGGATAAAGAAAACTCGTTTACCGAACAGCGACCATTCAAGGGTCAAATGGATTACGACAAACTGATGTGGATTGACTCAGATATTGCGTTCACAGCTAAGGACATTCTTAAATTATACGAGAGCGACAAAGACGTAATTGCAGGGGCATACCTATTAGCCAATGGCGAAGTGGTTGCATACCCTGAAACCCTACAAGGCGGATTTACTTATGACTCCGTAAAAGAAATGACAGAGCCGCTCAAAGTACAGGGTGCCGGATTTGGATTTATCTGCGTTAAAAAAGGCGTATTTGAAGGTTTAACCCGGCCTTGGTTTCAGTCGGCTATTATGACTACAAAAGTAGAAGATAAGGATTACACTTGGACAATGATGGGTGAAGATTTATCATGGTGCGAGCGCGTAAGGCAACTCGGCTACGATATATGGTTTGACCCTACAGTACGAGTAACGCACCATAAAACAATGAAATTAACATGGGAAGGAATACAACCTTAATGGCTAACAGATTTAATTACACAGTAGATGATAATGATTTTACAATCTCAATCTACGATACCGAATATCCTACCGAAACAGGTGCGCCTAACGTACGTCAGCCTCATAAACCTTGGGGTGGAGATGACGCTTGGGATTCTAAGGAGCAAGCAATCGAATGGGCGGAGCAAACTATTGCAAACCTACTCAATCCGCCTAAGCCTGTCAAAATTATTGCACCCGTTGAGGATTCAACTAAGCCTGTAGAGTAACTACATGGCTACAACACAATACCGGTATTTATTTGCTGACCTGCTAACTAACTCAATATTGGCAGAGCTGCCTATAACGGGAGTCAATTTCACACAGCAATTAAACAGCGCTGGAAACTTCACCGGTCATTTACTTCTCTCAGGAGTCAATGCCGCCGGACTTAACGTGGCTAACGGAACTATTCCCGGGCGTACGGCGGTATACGTAGACCGCAACGGGCAATTAGTTTGGGGCGGAATATTGTGGGGAAGAGAATACAACTCAACCGACCAAACGCTTTCATTTACGGCTAGAGAATTTCTATCGTATTTCGAGCGGAGAAGAATTACTACAACAACAGCGTACACAAACACAGACCAGCTAAAGATTGCGCAAGCAATTATTAGCACAGCGCAAGGAGTACCCGGCGGAAATATAGGGCTACTTTACAATCAAGATTCAGGCTCTAGCAATACCTCGGGAGTATTGGTTTCGCGAACATATTACAACTACGAATACAAAACAGTATTATCTGCGGTACAAGACCTAGCAACGCAAACTAACGGATTCGATTTTGAAATTAGTGTTTATTATGACGGCGACGGAAACCCGGCAAAGTCATTTAATACTTACTATCCCAAAAGCGGTAAAACCTATTCCAGCACATCTGCAAGTACACCGGTATTTCAATTCCCGGGAAACATGGTTGAATACATTTATCCCGAAGACGGGATTACAGCGGCCAATACAATTTATGCACTAGGAGCTGGCAGCAACGAAGGCAAACTAATACAGACAGCGACGGATGCAACAAAATTAAGTGCAGGGTGGCCGCTGTTAGAAGACCAAGCAAACTATTCAGACATAACAGATACAACGCTGCTCGCAGGATTAGCCTCTTCTCAGATTACAGCGGTAAGTTACCCACCTACAACACTCAAAGTAGTAGCGCCGCCAAGCCAAGAGCCTCAATTTGGTACGTACGAAGTAGCAGACGAAGTAAGAATTATTATTAACGACAATAGATTCCCTACCGGGCTAGATGCTATTTATAGAATTGTGGCGTTGAGTGTTACCCCGGGCGAAGATGGTCCGGAAAGAGTTACATTAACCCTAACGACGGGAACATACTAAATGGGATACATAAATCAACCTTTCGCGCTAAAACCTTTTTTTGATGACCTAGCGGCAAGAGTACGCAAGCTGGAAACGGCACAAAGATTTACAGTACCAATCGTGACTACAGACCCTACAAATCCGCGAAATGGAGACATGTGGTACAACTCGACAAGCAGCCAATTAAAATTTAAAGACAGCGCTGGTACAATTAGGATAGTAACTCTTACATAACCCGAAAGGGCGCAATCGTGACCGCTGCCGACAAAATAAATGCCGTACGTTCATTACTCGAAATCTTAGTAATCGTAGCCGGCGGATTCAGGGTAATTTACAAGCTGAATAAACGCTTAGACCGGATTGAGTACCAACTGTACGAAAACGGCGGCAGCAGCATGAAAGACCAGATGAACCGACAAGACGAAACGCTCAATAAATTGGTGCTAGATTTAGCGGTACTGCACGCTAAATTAGGAGAGTAAATGGCACTTGACATAAAGAAGGTACTCGCGTTATGCGAAGGCAAACTAGGCTACCAAGAAGGCACAAATAACGATACAGAATTCGGCAAGTGGTATGGGTTGAATAATCAGCCTTGGTGTGCGATGAGTGCGTCTAAGATGTTCGCTGACGCTGGGCTAATTGCCTCAGTAGCAAACACTAAAAAAGGATTTGCCAGCTGCGACGCTTGGCTCAAATACCTCACAAAGAATAATCAGATTGTCCCGGTAGGCCAAGCGCAAGCCGGAGACCTAGTGTTCTATCAGTTCGACGCAGACGCGCAAGCAGACCATGTAGGTATCGTCAAAGGCCACAATACAACGCTAAAATACATGTACGTCTACGAAGGAAATACCTCGGCAGACAAGAAGGGTAGTCAGAGCAACGGCGACGGCTATTACCTCAAAAAGCGTGACTACAAGACCATCATGGCCGTAGCGCGTCCGAAAGGATAAAGATGAATGCAAAGACTCAGGCAATGCTCGCCTCTTACGCTCGCAATTTTATTGCAGCGGCAGGAGCGGTAATTGCAACAGGAAATACCGACTACAAGGCAATTCTCGTAGCCGGAGCGATTGCAACAGTACCGGTAGCAATTCGCGCGATGAACCCAAAAGACGCAGCATTCGGCGTTGGAGCAGACCTGCTCACAGTCGAACTAACAAAATTGGCAAAGCCAACTACAAAGAAAGCAGCTGCCAAAAAGTAAAAAAATTTAATAGCAAAAAACCCCTGATTAACGGAGAAGTAGTCAGGGGTTTTTGCATGTCGTAACGGGTAAGTTCACGAAATCCTTGCTAGACTTTGCACTAGGAGGCTCACATGGCATTAGCGGACAAACTAGCAAGCATGAACGGCACATTAAAAGAAAATTATTGCGCTTACAAGGCAATGTACGACTCATTAAAACCCGAAGACCAAAAAGCATTAGACGAGGCATGGGCTAAAGGCTATTCAGCAAACGTAGTATTAAATGCGTTGCGCTCCGAAGGAATCAAAAGCAGCAACGAGTCAATCAGACGTCACAGAATGGGAGCGTGCAAATGTCCAAAGAAAACAAAATAGACGGAATACTGGATGAGCGCCAAGCAATTTACGGAGACGCACATCGTAATTTCGCACTCACCGGAAGAATATGGGGAGCGTTGCTATTTATAGATGACATTCCTGCATGGAAGGTAGCGTTGATGCTAGACGCTTACAAGTCTGTGCGCTGCATAGCAAACCCGGCGCATGACGATTCATGGCAGGACAAACTGGGCTACACAATACATGGCCGAGAGATTGCGATGACAGATGAGCCTTAAAAAAGCGCTCGACGAATTACCGGAAGACATTGAAAGCGGAGACGTAGCAGAGCTGCGCAGGGCGCTTATGCGTACCCAAAAGAAACTGATGGAGACTAAGCAAAAGGTAGATGACCTAGTCGCAGCGACACACACAGCTGCATACGACGCAACGCTTTCATTCGGCAAGATAACACCGGTGGCGGAACCGAAAATTGGCAAGAGCAATAAAAAACCGGAAGTAGCGCTATGGCACATGACCGACTGGCAAGGCGCAAAGAAGACACCTAGTTACGACAGCCAAGTAATGCGCAAACGAGTATTAGAATTCGCGGACAAAGCGGTAAGAATTACAGAAATACACAGAGCAGACCACCCGGTAGATGAAATATTTATTCTATTCGGCGGAGACATGATTGAAGGGTTATTTAATTTCCCCGGCCAAGCGTTCGAAATTGACTCAACGCTATTCGAGCAATACGTAAACGTAAGCCGGCTATGCGTAGATGTAGTTAGATACGCGCTCGCTAATTACAAAAAGGTAACAGTAGTACCGGAGTGGGGAAATCATGGCCGGATTGGAAGCAAGAGAGATAACGTACCGCGCTCAGATAACTTCGACAGAATGTGTTACGAATTAGCAAAACAATTATTACAAGGGGAAAAAAGATTAACGTGGCAGGATTGCCCAGAAGACATACAAAGAGTAGAGATAGGCAATTACCGGGCGCTACTAATTCATGGAGACGAAGTAGGGCGTAACGGATTTGCCTCACCCGGAGCAATCGTGCAACACGCTAACAGATGGCGCAGCGGGGCATACGGCTGGGAATTCAGAGACGTATACATCGGGCATTACCATACGCACGCAGAATGGGCGATGGCTAATGGATTGGGAGCGGTGTATCAAACCGGAAGTACGGAAAGCGAAAACAGATACGCCGGAATAAACCTCGCAGCGAGCGCAACGCCGTCACAGAGATTGCACTTTATTGACCCGGTAAAAGGCCGCGTCACAGCTGGGTATAAAATATGGCTAGACTAATGGACAAAACA